AGCCTTCAGCCATTAATCCAGCCCCACCGTTTGAGTTGTTTCAAGTCGCCAGACCATGTCGTCTGGAACGGACCGTAAAGGGTTTCAAGATAAGACTCCTTAGAGTCGTACATCCGATCGACACGTGCTCCAACGTCGATACGATAAATCTTGTCTAATACTTGCACACTTTCTAGCGAGGCCCGAGCACGCTTGCGAGCCTCTTTGACAGTCCTTCCACGCGCGGTAGCAGTTAGCACATCTGAATTTCCACGCACCAGGACAAAGCCTCGATCAGTCCTATACAAGTTCCGAATAAAGACGTGCTTAAGCACCTCTGGCCGAAGTCCATCCACTACGAGTTCGAGTGGCTGCGGAGGCGTCATTACCAGGACACCAATCAAATACGCGTTGTCTACCTCCAGCACCTTACGCTGCCCGAATGCGGTGTCGAGCATAAGCGTAGCAAGATCATCCTGCAGGCCTTCAGCAATGGCTTCCTGCACAATCCAGGTAGCGGGAGCATGGATAGCCACAGGAGAGAAACCAGAGCCCTTCGCAATCAGATCAATCTCAAAGAAACCCCTGAAGTCCATCTTACGCATGTACGGGACTAGACGTCCAAGAGTCTTATCATACAGGACAAACTTCTCTGTGGGAAGCGTGAGAGTACCCATACCCACTCGTGGCGGGCCAAGGTCGCCGGGGTAGGAGTAGTCCTCCCTGAAGGACACGAACACAGGGTCAGCCCAATCGCGCCCGTTCCAATAACCAGTAATAGAGAAACGCACCGGCACTGCTTCAACGTCAGCATACCGCTCCTCCTCAAGCATCCCAGTAGCTTCGAACAAATCTCGAGGATATTCGACAGCCTTGATCAGTGCTGAATCGAACCAGAGCAGCGCCTTCTTGTATTGCTCTGCCATCGCGTGGGCCTTCATCGCGTGCAAGAAACTCGGAGGGAGAGCAACTGCATCTACGTCCGTTATCACCTGCCGCCAACTCTCCACGTCTTTGAATAGATCAAAGCCCCAATCTCGAAAGGTCGAGATGCCGGAAAACGAGAAGGAGTCAAGCCCCTCCTCCGCGGTGCGTTGTGCCAGGCCCACATGGCCGCCATCGTTGCTTATATAAAGAAGTTTCATTGTACTTGCCTCTTAATAGGAAAGTCTTCGGAGTCGGGCCGCGGTACCCTAGCAATGATACCCTCCAGGGAGAAGGGAGCCCCTATAGCGGCGGGGGGTGGAGCCTGGGGCTTGACCTCCATCACTTTGAGGGCAGCTTTCTTGAATCCCCACCCGGCCAGGGCCGCGGCTATAACACGGTCGTCAAAGCAGCCATCTATTGCACCAAGCTTCCCAGTCTCGTCCTCCACAAATGTACTCATTTCACTCTTGAGTCCTGGAGAACTATAGTATAGCTCTGTACGGATATCTCTGCGAAACTTACCTACAAGCAGGGGCTTCGATCTAGTCGAGGTACGGAACCCGTAGGCCATCAGCTTATCAGGGTTCCCCTCTACTTTATCCTTAAAGATCATATGCCGCGGGTAATTATCCATCAGCTCGTCAATCAACACTATCCCGTGATTGTTTGACTCCGGGACAATGTAAGCCAAGTTGTACTTCCGCCCAACCGCGGGCAAGATGCTCCGCCCTACAAAGTCAGGCTCCTTCTTGTTACTTACCCACTCCGCTACCTGCTCACCAGTTTCTAGACACCACACGCTGATAACAGTATTATCCTTCCGGACACCTGCCCCCACGTCTACACCAGCCACATAGTGGTAGTATGGATTTGGATGGGTTGGCAGCCCTTCGAGATTATCGCCGATATCTTTCCACTGTACGTTCGGACGGTAATTGGTACGCAAGAAAAGTGAGTCACCACTAGCCTGGAAACATTCCTCAAGCGTTAGAGGATACTCCTGCTTGAACGCTGTCAGATCATAGTCGAACTCTTCCAGCTTCGCACGCCTAAACAAGAGTTGTTCTGCGTCCAGGTTAAAGGCCTCAACGATCTCAGACTCTTCCAACTCGTCATCGAGATGCGACATGATGTCGAGAGCCTCAGCTGGCGAGCACGGAATCCTGTACTCCGGAAATCCTAGCCAGTTATAGAAGTGCAACTTGTAACGTGATACACCATTCTTTGCTCGTAAGCAGCGTTTGTGATAATCTGTCTCGGCCCCATTTCCCGTAGACTCTATAGCGACTTCACCACCATGTACAGGGACAGCTTGCATCAGGCCTTTCATAAGTGCGGAAGCGTTGGACCAGTACGCATACTCAGAGCAGTGCAAATGCGTGATGGTGTCACCACGGCCGAAGGTCTTACTCCCTGCTGTTCCTATATAGAATGTACTATCCATCTTCGGGAAGGTGATAGCGTTCTGGCTCATGTTCTTGACCAGTGGCGCCGGACCCTTGAAGTGGTTAATCATGTAATGGACTTTCTGCAACATGCGCTGCGTTGCCTTCTCCTCGTGAGAGATAACCACCGCACGCGTGTTTCTGTTCGCGAGACAAGCAGCCAGATAACGGGCTAAGAAGTAGCTAGATACTCCCAGCTGCCGTGCCTTCGGTATGATGTCGCGGCCAGTCAACGTCTTATCGAGATTCAACTGATCCTCTTGCAGCTTAAAGTCGACATCATTGCCTTCCTTGTCAGCGATCATAAAGAGGCTTTCAATCAAGACAGCCTCAACTGTTCGCCCATCTGGTGCACGCTTAATCATAGTGTATTACACCGGCAGCGTGCCAAACTTCGCGCCCGGCCACCATGAATGCGCGGTCGTCACCCCAACTCTCACGCCTTCGGCCTCGTCCTGAGCCACGCCCGCAAATCCGCTGCTACCTCGTTGCGGGTACGCCCGTTGGGCGCAGTGCCCACTGCCTCATCAATCATCGCCTGACTGATCCCCTGCACGGCCAAGTATGCCCGCAACTGACCAAATTCAGGCCCACCCATCGCTTCGTCTTTGGGCTTTGCCATCAGACCGGCACCTCAATGATCTCGCTCCACACGACATAGTAGTTGCTGTCTGCGTCGATGGCGGCGAGCGTTGCGTCATCGCACTCCACATACACGGAGTACAGATTGGGGTTCGGCACGAGGTTCCCCGCTGGCTGTCCCGTGATGTCCTCCCACTTCGATACTGCGTAGTCATCGCCAAGGCGCGGACGGTTTGCGTCTCCATTGGCATCTGGTGAAAGCCACTCTGTTAGAATCTCTGCACGGTTCATCAGTAGTTGTCCAGGTCGGTGTAGCCGGTGCGTGGGTAGACTGCGAAATTGTCAAAGGTGGTTTCCCCCGCCGCCGTTCCTTGTCCGCCTATGCCATGCTTTGCAGAGGACGAATTCAGAGACGCCGACCCGTACGAAATCCGCGACCCATCGTCTGCGTATGCTGTGATCGTTGTCCCTTCCAAAACACAAAAGAGCCTGTAATCTGTACTGGTGTTAAATGTCTTTGCTATAGTTGCGCGCTGCGTCCATGCGCCGCCATTTCTCTCCCATATAGTGAATGTCGTATCAGCGGTTCTTATCAGCCAGTAGTTATCATCGTCAGCGTAGCGAACGATTAGCGAGGGCAGATTGTTGGCTGTCCCTCTGTTGACAACTACCTCGATGCAGCAGTCCGATTCGCCGGAATCGACTGTCGCAATGTGATAACCGCTACCTCCTGGGGCGGCGGCATCTGACGTTGCTTTGTTTGTCTGTATATTGTAAGAGCCGTTCTGAGCGGTCCAGGCATGGCCGGAGTCGCTTGTGTGGCTCTCCAACGCAGTCCCATTCGTATCCGTGAACGTGTCGAGGACGGTGGGGGCCAGGAGTGAGGACAGGTCTACGTCTGGCACCAACATCTTGGTGAATGTCTGTGTTATGCCGTTCTCTATCACGCCGCCAACAGTCCATGCGGTGGCGGGGGCAGCAAATACGGACTCGCGGTAACGGTAACCCAGCTTCCAGCCAGACCCATCATCGAAGAAAAACGATGCGCCCTCGCTGTATCCAGCGGCAGAGCCGTCCCAAGGTACATACGATGAATCGTACCCACCGACGACGATGGCAGCCTTCTCCTCCGTGGCCCCATCGACAGCGCCGGTATAAAACAAAATCGGGCCAGCGTCGAACGACTCGATGTACATATCGTTCGACCCCCACTGCATGATCGCGAAATCTTGGTACGAGGTTGTTGGGGGCGACGTACTGTCAAGCCAACCGATAGACCAAGACCCGCTGTTGACGTTCTTATACCCGACGATCAAGCAGTTGCCGCGAGCGTAGCTGCTCAGATAGTCGTCGGATATGAACGTAGCGTTGGGAGTCGCGGTGGACGACTTCACGCATTGCAACGCGTTACTAGCAATACTCCACGTTCCTACCGCACCATCAGCTACTGTAACGCTTCCGGTCTCAACACCTTCTGCGGCGGTGTCAAGAACTTGGCCGTCAGTGATCGACTGATCGTCTGCGGTGAACGTGGCGCGCAGGAGGTAGGAGACAGCGGCCGCCGCTCCAACAGCAACGCCCCCAAGCGAGGCCCCAAGCTTGAGGTTAGTAGGCATTAGAAGATCGCTACCATGTTCGTGGCAGTCGTATTAGTAGCATTGATACGCTTATGCTGGAGCGGGTGTATCCCGACTGGGAGATTAGAAAACGTGACTGCAGTTCCATCTAGGCCTACCACTACCACGTCACCGGCGACTCCTACGTAAAGCGCCCGTGCGGGCTCGCTATAGTTCACAGAGTCTGACGCAGTAACCGCTGCGTATTTGACACCAGGGGCATCACGCCCATCCACTTTTTCACCCATCTCGCTTGTCTCCTGTACTCACGTTAACATTTACTTGAATCGCGTTGACGATCTTAGCCACGACGTCTTCAGCAGTCTCCTTATCATCGACCTTCCCGTCCTGTCGCTCTTTCTCCTTCAGGTAGATCTCAGCTGCGCGAAGACGCACGCGCACTGGTTGTTCCTCCTGCAGGCCATCTCGTATCCCATCCACTACATTCCCATAAAGCGCGCCGAAATGCATCTCGTGGAGATTGGCCGCTCGCCGTATGTGCTCCTGCGATAGAGGATCGTTCAACACTATATGGATGTACGCATAGTTCCGACCAGTCAACCGCGAGATTTCTTTCGCAGGTATTCCGGCCAGGTGCATTCTGATAATAGTGTGATGCCACGGGCGCAGCTTCTTCAGCTTGAGTGCTCCCGTAGACTTACGGATGCCCAGCGCCTTCTCTTCCTCGTACTGCGTAGGAGAGTAGCCCTGAGTCTTGTAGGGCGTCAGCGGAGCTACGTGCTCGTTAACCGGGGTGCCGAAGGGAATCAGCTCTTGAGGTCTTGACATAGCCCCTATGCACCTTACCTTGCTTGTCTACGCAGATATGGACATACTCTCCTTCCTTGAGTCCCATCTGCTTGTTAGGGCCGGTTACCGTCCTGATACGCCCACCATCCCGTTCACACTTATCAAAGTCGGCTGGCATTAGCCACCTTCCGCGTCCCGGTTTGGGACATCACCTATATTGGGCGGGGAAGCACGGTTCACTCCCGCAGCTGTAGCGGCCGAGGAGGAGGGAGGCGGTGAGGACGCCTCGAGGTGAGAAGATAGCCGCGCGAAGCGATCCCGTACTTCCCCTGAAACTTGACCCTTGAGCAGCCGCTCCAGTTGGGAGGGCCGCCCAGACTTTGCTGGCTTAAACACTTGCGTCTCCGCTGCGTCGTCTTCCTTCCCATATACCAGAACCCAATGGGAGATGTCAAGCCCAGGTGCAACGCGAACGACCTATGTGGACTGCTTTTTGACCCTGCGTGGGGATTGTCCTAGATAGCGAGCAACCAGGGGCCTTGGGGGGGGGTGTACCCCCGTGGTGTCCATTTAAAGTTATGTCGGTTTGGCACATGGGGAGTAGGGTCTATTCCGACGAACGGTATCATAGGACCGACGAGCGGTACCATCGGGCCGACGGATGACATGGTGATTTGAGACCGCCGGGGCTATTATTCCACCATGCAACGGACGCACCGAACGGGCCGGATGCCCATGTTCATTCACAAACGAGGTGTTAATCATGAGCAACAACGACAAGCGTAACCTGACGTTCAGCACGACCCTCCCCGGGGGAAAAGTGATCGAAACCGTGACGGTTATCGACTATACCGGGGTCACGGATGAAGAGCGCATGCGGGAATGCGATGCTAGCGTCAAGATAACCATCCAGCGCAAGGCGCGCGACTTGGCCAAGGCTGGCAAGGTTAAGGAAGCAGAGGCCCTCCTAAAGCAAAAGGAGATGAAGGGAACCGACCACGTGAAGGGGCGCGCACCTAAGATGTCGCAGGTAGCGAAGGTCGAGAACAAGGCCATGGAGCTGGATGACGCGGACACGCAGGCCCTGATAGCGAAGCTGCAGGCGAAGCTGGCCGCGAAGAAGTAGAGAGGGAAGTAGAGAGGGACGCCCAGGGCCAAGGATGGCCCGCCCCTTCCCACGACTAGAGAGGAGTAGGTTATGGATCTCTTGAGAGCGATTCTCATAGTTGCACTCGCGCTCACCGTGCTGATACTTATAGGTAGGTGAGCACCCACGGGGCCCAGGGATGGGCCTCTTTTTTTACCCGCCAACCCTTTGATATGGGCCACCAACCCTGACAGTGAGCCCGTTCTACATGGGCCCTCCACCTACACCCTGCTCCCCCTACATACACCCATATAGGTGGATGTCCCAGGTATGGACGATGTAGGTGGTACAGTCTACCCCTATGATAGGGTCAGCCAACCCTGAGGGAGCCACGCTTAGAGCAGCGAGCGCCCAAGCCTACGGTGAGTGTCAGCGCATGTTCAAATGTTCCAATGTTCTTAACCGTTTGTACCCCCATGCCATCCCGAGCAGATCCAAGGTGCATCTGTTATTAAGTTATATATATTTTTTTTTACTATATAACACGACCCACCTACGACCGGGCCGCGAATGGGTAGGGGGTACAGAGAGTTAAGAACATTTGAACATCTGAACTTGAAGGCGCTGCCCGCCCTTGCTTGATGTAACCACGGCCTTGGTCCTCTTGTGAAGGGGCATGGGTTGTGGTATTATATGGAGGTAGATGATAGATCTACAGACGAGAACCAACTACAGAGGTGAGACAACTATGTATACGGATCGCAACTTCAAGAAGAAGGCCGACCTAAAGCGCGCCGTCGCGAACGGTGATCGGGTCACGATTTATCAGCCCGGCCCCTTTGGTGGACCAGCCCCTAAGGAAGGCACCTTCGCGGTAGAGGGACCGCACTACCCGCAGCCCCACCGGTGGTATGCGTCGGTCACCGTGGAGAACTATGTTATTACTAAGGTGAGGTAACCCGAACATGAGCGCACTTACATCTAAGATGGACCCAGGCATCTCGACTGTCGGTCAACTAAAAGAGTTGCTCGCCGGCGTGCCGGATGATTATGAGGTGTTTGTGTATGGTACCCTCGATCGCCCGAACTTCTCAGGGTATCAGTGTGACGGTGGATCATCGTTCGTTCTATCTGCCGAGATTGAACGGGGATGGGCCGGCACCGAGGACGACCGGCGCATAATCCACTTGGTTCCCTTTTACTCTGTAAGGATGTGACCCCGATGGCACAGGGATGTGCCCCTTTAAGGTGAGGTAAATACTATGACGATGCTCAGCGAAGTTCGACCGCACACCATATCGGTAGTGCAGACTGTAGAGAAAGAGGTGCAAGTCCTACATCTTATTGCCAACCTCAAGTACAAGGGCGTAGATTATGAGACCGATACCTACTACGACCCGCAGTACAATAGAGTGGTCATGCTCTACAAGCAGGCGAACACCACCGACGATTGGTGTGAGATTGACACCTTTGCTACGGACTTCGAGGACGTAGCAGCGTTCGCCCTTCATGCGCTGCGCCAGGCCTTGATGCATTACCTGAAGGTATAGGGTATCAGTCCCTCCCACTTTGCACACGCGAGGTGGGAGTGGCGGACACCCTGTCCGATACAACCACGAGGTGAGAATCATGGCAAAGGTATTTGGACCTATCACTCTGTACGAGCATAAAGGTGGAGTCGTTCTCTACCGGTATAAGAAGGATCAACTTGAGAACGCGCGTGCTCTAATGGCGCTGCCCGAATTCAAGAAGGCTTTCCCTAACGCCTACTTACACTGGAAGGAGGTGGATAATCATGCCGCTTGATCAAGCAGCCATAGATAAAGTGGTGGACTCTGAGGCGCTAAGCCTGTATCAGAAGGTGATGTTCCTCGGGCATGTCTATGGAGTGCACTTCCCTAAGCGGGTACATCCCGTTGGTGGAGCCACACGAGACGTGACTGACGCTGACAAGGCGCGGCGTATCCGTGCTACATTAACACTCATCGGACATAGGATATAGGAGAGGATCATGAGCAACAACCTTATTGATCGTATTGCAAAGTTGGACGCCCTCAAGGAGGTGTCCCCGCCTATGCAAGTAGGGCACGTCGCAGATGCGTGCAAGCAGCTTGGCATCCCTGACGAGCATCTCTTCGAGGTGGTAGACAAGCTGCTTACTGTGGTGCAAGAGGACAAGCATCTTGGTGATGCCACTACGCAAGCGCGTATAGATGCACTGTCTCCAAGTGATGCGTTGGATCACTTCACTTATGCCCAAGTAGTCTCCGTGTTCGCTATGGAGATGGCAGTCCAGACCGCTATCGCTGGCATGGTGAACGTGTCGAATAGTGGCTATCTTATGGTGCAGAAGGCAAGAGATGCAGCGGCTTCCCTCTCTCCGCGTGTGTTCGAGAAGATGGGGAGGATGGACTCGTGAAACCAGCCATCGACACTCGAGGTATAGCTGCCCACCTAGATAGTATGTCTGAGCGGTGGTTCGGCTTGCCCAGATCACAGGCTATCCGAGAGGAGTTCTGCCTGCTCTGCCGCCAGCATGTATTAGTAGAGATGCTGCCTCCCAGGGAGAAGGAGAACTTCGCTCGATCTGGCCTATGCCCTGGTTGTAGGGATGACCTGATAAGGAGGGCCAAAGGATGAGAGGCAAGCGAGCCAAGATACTACGACGGGCCGCTGAGATACAAACAGTAGGTATGCCCAAGCTACGCTACTATGACAAGCGCACCAATCCTATGAAGGCTGGTACTTCGAGGATGGTGCACCCCGAGTGTAGTCGTGGCGCATACCGATTGTTCAAGCGCATCTACAAGCAGACAAGGGCACAGCTATGAGCACACTCTACAAGTTTGATAGTAAGGTAGCAGGTATACCGTGCTCCGTGCACGTGCATCACTACACACCAGGTGATCCGGGTAACACGAGCGGACCACCCGATGCCTGGTATCCACCCGAAGGGGCGGAGTTAGACTTCACCCTTCATAGTCTGCGGGACGAGAGTAGGCTACGCTGGCTTGAGGATAAAGTCTCGGCCAATGACTACGACCGGCTTGGCAGAGAGTACGAGGAGTTAACCACACCCGAGGAGTACTACGATGAATAAGAGAGAGTCAGCATACGCAGTGGCACAGCAGGTAGATGCTATTATCAATCACAACCTAGCAGAGCACGCCATCACGGCGAGGAACGCTACCAACTGGCTGCTGTTTGTGAGGACAATACGCACCAGCTTGGATCAACTCGAAGCGCTAGCGAACAATCGTCTTCACGAGAAGAAAGTCTAGTAAGTCAATGGAAGGGGGGTGTCCCACATCGGGACGCCTCCTTTCTTTTACTTCGGAGGTGAAAGGATGACCAGCGTAACTATACTTGTAACGCCTGAGGTAAAGAAACTCCTCGACGAGATGGCACCAGTGGTGAGGCAGGGCAACCTGATACTGCGTATCCGCGGTGACTTCCGCGAGGTAACTACAGCTATCCATGTGCGTCCGTTGACTGGTCGCAACTCAGTGAACCAGCATCACGAGAACGCAATGGATCTCTCCGCACTACGCCGCATCAGAGCAAACTTGATCGGCCTTGGTATCATCACTATCCGATGAAACGTCGGCGCTTAACTGAGAAGGAGAAGGCTGCTCGGAGGGCGCGCTATCACGCAGCGCAACGCTCTCAAGGACGAGAGTCCTCCGAGATGCCAACACTTACTCGCACTATCACAGTGTCACGCAGGAATGAGACTCGTGATCTGTTGCAGCGGCTACCCGCTGATGCACTCGAAGCAGTACGTAAGGCTATCCAACGTAAACGAGCGGCTGCGCGGCAGCGCAACTATTATAGGAGGAACAAGGCATGAAGCTACTTCCTATCGCAGCGGCCTTAAGTCTTGCTGCCTGTGCCACCTCACCAGAGAGTAAGCCAGCTACCTACTGGACTTCAGGTGACATAGGTCTAACTGCTGCAGCCGAGCTGTCATTCGGAGATGCAGTGACTGAAGTAGGTGTACCTTGGAATATCCCTACTAGATACTGGATGATAAAGGAGAGTAACAACCCTAACCGATCTTGCGGCGAGCGTCTGCATATGCGTAGAGCAGTGGAGAGCGGTAGTAGGGCAGCGGTAGTTGGCTCCCTTGGTACATTTGTGGTACCCTGGGCTATACCTGCCGCCCTTGTGTGGCACGCTGTTAACTATTTTAGAACCAACCAAGAGGAGAAGAAGCTATGCCGACCGAGCGTGATCCAGTCTTCTATGATGAAGTAAAGAAGTTGTGGTACCATTGGGACGAAACCTGGGGTTTCCGCTATGGTCCCTTCAAGACTGAGGGAGAGGCACGTTCCAACCTTGAGCGATACAAAGGTGGGATGGAAGAGTTTGGAGAGGGGCGGGACTGGTGAGACGCACGGTCAGTAGACGGGAGGCGTGCTTCCTACTATATAACGGAGCCGAGCAGGGACTTGTGTTCCAGCTGCAATACTCCGTAATACCAGGACAGGCTCTACCTGATCGTGTGACTATAGATTATTCACCACGCCATGAGTTTCTAGTTCATCAACTAATCCGCGAGGCTAACAAGTAATGGACTCTACAAAGAGTAAGGTAGTCCACCCTCGCATACCTATGCGTACGTTAGTAGGGTGCTGCGAGTTGTTGACCAAAGAGAACGTCAACACTAAGGGACTAGCGTTGTCATCTATAGTTTCATATGTGCTCTCGAACTTTATCGAGACACTCATCTCGAAGGGACACTTGAAGGAGCACGAGGCTCATGAACTCGGGCCGCTCCTATCCCAGTACATTGACTTGCCCAACGTGGTACCAGCAGGTACGTCTGTTAACGCGCCTGAGTACAAGCCGTACCACGACGAGGATACTATTCCACTTGCAGCCCGTGTTGACGTACGTGAGGGACTTGAAGCTGTGCTAGGGCAGTCACCCCTGGATGAGCCCACCTTCGAGGAGGACGAGGAACTTCCCGAGATAGAGGATGCCCAGCTAGTTGACCCGTGGGCAGGGATGATACCTGAACTTACCTTTGCTCAACTCAAGGAGTCAAGACCCAACGATGCTATACTGTTGTGGGCTGAGGAGAATGAGATCCGCAAGATGGCTACAGCTATAGCCTACGACCAGCTGCCTCAAAGTCTGTGGGGTACCGAGCGCGTGGTTGAAGTAATTAAGAAGTTGATTGAAGCCAAGCGTGAGTATGACAGCCAAGTGAGTGGGGGTTGACAACTTGGGAGCAACCTGTCATAATGTACCTGTAGCGTGAGGGCTGAAGGTGGAACGACACCAAACTTGTGATGGTTCAAGCAGGGTACATCCATGCCTTGACACCCGTTCGCCCATGCGTTATTGTTGCAAGTGGGCACATCGCCCAACATTGTATCACTCAACCGTACGGAGGTACGAAGATGGATGTTACTGCCCAGTTGTCCGACGAATCCCGAGCCCCGATCACTGTTCCCTTCGAGCCCGGCGAGTCCCTGAACGAAGCGACCGAGCGGTATGGCGAAGAGGTCGTCTTCACCCGCTACAAGAGCGCGGTCATCATCGACCTGCAGGCGTTCATGCGCGGCCTCATGAAGGCTACCGACGAGAACGGCAATCCCAAGTGGACCGACGAGCAGATCTCGCAGAAGTGCGCGGAGTGGAAGCCCGGTGTGAAGAAGGCTCCGAAGTCCAAGCTGGAGAAGGCCGAGGATCTGGTCGAGGATCTCGACGCCGAGCAGATCGAGGCCCTGCTGGCCAAGCTGAAGGCCGCGAAGAAGAAGTAGTACTGTCCTACCCTCACCTCGTTTGATAGGGGGGCCCTTGCTCATGGGGCCTCCCTATTTTTTTCACTACGTTTTTAGTAGGTGTGCGAGGTATGACAGTGACCAAGCTAAACGAAACTCTACTCGGCATCGTACTGATCTTGGGTATCATAGCCTTAGGTCTAGTGGTTGCCGACTTCATGCTGTGAGGACTAGGATGAGATACTTTGACAACACTCGAGTATCCGAGTACCGCAGGTGTCCACGCCGATTCTTCTTCAGGCACGTCCGCCACTGGACGCCGAAGCGCAAGGGCTTGGCTCTCTCCTTCGGTACTTGTTGGCATGAGGCGATGGATGCGGTCTGGCCTCTATGCTACGATGAGAAGATGTCGGACTATGACATAGCTGAGCGTGGCTACAACGCGTTCGTCGACGCATGGATTGAGGAGGATCTACCTCATCCCGATCTTATGGATATAGCGCAGATCGAGCGCATGGCACCCCGAACCCCTGGCGTGGCTCGTGAAATGCTACATGCATACGTCGCCCTTCGTCGCCCCTTCATCAAGAGCGTTGAACTTCTAGCGGTGGAGCGCCCCTTCGCCGTGCCTCTGTTCGTAGACAATCCTGACATAGCCTACGTCGGGCGGCTTGACAAGGAGATCAAGAAGGACGGGCGTATCATAGTCCCTGAGCACAAGACTACCACTAGCTATAAGAAGGACGGACCTTTCCGCTCGGACTGGCTAGACCAGTGGTCGCCCAACACTCAGGTTGAGGGCTACCTCTACGCTGGTCACATGCGTCATGGGGACAAGATGAAGGCGGTGTGGATAGACGGGGCCTTGGTGCACAAGCAAGTGCATGATGGGTTCCAGTTCATTCCAGTCATGCGCAAGTTTGAAATGATCGAGGGCTGGTTATCCGACGTACAGTACTGGATCTCTCGCATCATGGATCAGCAGTCGAAGTTAGAGGGAGACATCCAGTCGCCACCGTACATGGAGGTATTCCCCAAGAACACTGATGCCTGCAACGACTACAACACGCGGTGTCCGTACCTAGAACTGTGTCGCTTTGTGCCTAACCCCGCTCGTATGGATGATCCTCCAGAGGGATTCAAAGTAGAGAAGTGGGAGCCGTATAACGAGTTGGAGTTGGACCGCATCGGCTTGAAGCCGGAGGAATAGAAATGATGGCAGCACTAGCACCTGTTCACTCTGCAAAGGACGCCCATCGGCAGGAGGCGGAAAGCTTCTTGTTGCTCGGCCCACCGGGATCAGGCAAGACAGCACAACTCCTCACCCTACCGGGACGCACCTTCGTCTATGAGTTCGATCCCGCTGGGATTAACACGCTGAAGGGGAGCAACATAGATTACCTTGAGTTTCTCCCTGACAGGCAGCGGCTCGAACCTGTCCTGTTGGACAAGGCCAGCCGTGCTCACGCAGGGAAGCGTGGAGTCATAGAACCTAAAGCCTACTCTAACTGGGAAGCAGACTTCGAGGCTCGTCTCGATGCAGGCTTCTTCGACGACTACGATAACATCGGCTTCGACTCTCTGACCACCTTCGCCGACGCATTGATGGATCAGATACTGTGGATGCAAGGAAGGCCAGGACAATTCCCAGGTCAGGATGACTACGGCCCTCAGATGACCGCGATCAGGAATGTGTTTCGTACGTTGACTGCACTCGACAAGACGTTGGTCGTCACGGGCCATGAGGAAACTATCCAGGACGAGACAACTAAAAGGATCTTGACTGTTCCACTGGTCACAGGGAAGCTGAAGGTTCGGCTGCCTCTCCTCTTCTCGGAGATCTTCCACTGTGAATGCCGGTCCACGGCCAAGGACGCACTCTTCGTGATTCAGACGCGGCCTGATAGAATGAACCCTAACGTGCGCTGCACGATCCAGGGTTTAGAGATGTACGAGGACGTTACAATCAAGGACTGGAGTAAGCCTGAACAGTACGGGCTAGGACGCATTCTCGTACAAGCAAGGAAGCAACGTAGTTAACCCGCTGCCGATAGCGCAGCACCTGTTCAACAACAGTAGGAGAGTAACACCATGCCTTTCATTGACCTTCCCGGCCTTAACGATGTCAAGGAACCCGAAGTCGCTCCTGAGGGTGACTACGAGATGGTGATCGAGGCGGCTGATCTGATGCCGTCGAAGAAGGAGGGTGCGCCCAAGGACGCGCAGAACATCCGCCTTCGTGTGGCGTTCGCCGACGATCCGCAGTTCGCGCCGGTGTTCCACTACATCTCGCTGCCCAACAGTGAGGACGACGACGACAAGCGCGTGATGAAGCTGCGCATGGCGAAGGAGTTCCTCGTCCACTTCGGCGTGGACTTCGACGAAGGTCTGGAGCCGGAGGCTATGCCCGGCTGCCATGCCCTCACCCACGTCACGGTTGAGGTGGATGACAAGGAGCGTGAGAGTAATCGGCTCATGCTGCCGCGCTTCAGCAACGAGTAGTTGGGGGAGCACAGGGACGTGCGCTTCCCTCCTACCCGTCCCACTTTGGGACATTGACCTGAGAGGATATTCAGCAGGGTGTCCGGGCACCAGGAGATCACAATGAACTTGCGTAAGTTTGAATATTGCGCCACTTGCGGCGGCGACTTGGATACAGGATGGGAATGTAACAAGTGTGGCCTTGACTGGCAGTATCACGCATATCCAAGGTGGGCGCGTCTTGTGGACTCTGTGCGTAAGTATTTCTTAATGAAACCTATTAGCTGGTAGCGGCACCATTGGAGATAGACATGTACTCTGAAAATCCTCCTCCTATATGCAGCGTTTGCAACTCCAGGCGAAACGAGAGGTTTGTTAGATCAGATAGCAAAGGCATTCGTTGCTTAGACTGCGGACACGAAATGAAAACCGAAACGCACCACCCATACAGCGGGCCTATCAAGTGGGAACGCGCAGAAACGGATAACACGTTCTAGCGGGCACCATAGGAGACGAGTGATGGGAATAGTTGCAGATCAGTTTAAGAACGCGGAATGGGGCGTTCGGACGCGAGAACTGGCGAATGAAATTGTAAAGGATATGTCCGCCATGAGGCGGGAAGTCGAATCCCTCCGCGCCGAGAACGAGCGGCTGAAAGCCGATAACGTCTCATTGGAGCGATCTCTGTTGCAGCGTGCCGGGAATGATTACATCTCGCTACTGCGCGAGCGGGACACAATGAAACAGCAACTAGAGCAAGCGCGGGAGGCGTTAAACGACGCGAGATTCGGTCTCGTGCTAGTTCAGCAACATATCGACGCGGCGTCGGAACTGTATACCAGTGTCACAGAATTGCTTGGGGGGATCAAGGATATAGCCAAACATACTTTAAATGTTAGCGCACTTGAGGGAAAGCCATGACTGCCGTAGGCGTATGAACGGGCAGCGCAAGGCTCACTCTCTTATCGAGAGTGTAGTCAACATTATCGTAGGGCTAAGTGTTGCGCTACTTACCCAACTTATCGTATTCCCATTATTCGGAGTACACTTACATTTCCACGATAACTTGCATATCGCGCTGATATTTACGCTAATTAGTATAGTGCGATCCTATACGTTACGGAGGATTTTCAACTGGTGGATGCTTACAAGCTGGAGACATCATGGGTACGAGCAGAGCTATGGAACTTATTACAAACCTGAACGAGTTGTCGGAAGACGAGTTGCTCGAACTGGTAAGGAAGACGCGCCGTCAGCGGAACGTTGTTCGTCCTGCTGCGGAGAAGCGAAAGAAGAAGGCCACTTCCAGTAAGGCGAGCAAGCTGGCTCGATCAATCAAAAGCGATGATGACAGGGAAGCCCTCATCAAACTTCTCGAGGAAAGGAGACGCAAGCAACTGGAGGATATGCAGAGTGACTAATAAGAAGATACCAGTTACTGGTGGCGGCGGCCTAGATTTGATGGCGCAGATTATGCGCAAGAAAATCGATGAGGGGCGCGAACGGGTTGAACGCCTGTACAAGATTATCACCGGAAAGACTCTCTCACAGAGTCAGGAGGGTGATCTGCCGGTAGAGTTCTGGCCTATCAAGCCCCTCGAAGAAATTTTCACTCGTCTCGAAGAACTGGAGAACCAAGTCGATGCGCTTAGACAAACTATCACCGGACAAGATTAAAGTAGCAGATCGTGAACGTAAGGAATTCGGTGATATAGCTGGGCTGGCATCCTCTATCAAGGAGAAGGGCCTGATCCAGCCAATCACGGTAGACGAGGACTTCAACCTGTTAGCTGGTGAGCGCCGGCTACGGGCCGTAAAGGAAGCAGGTATTACTGAGATACCAGTCATCATCCGATCGGTGGCTGACCACCTGGACTCTAAGGAGATCGAGCTGGTCGAGAATCTCGAGCGGCTGGACTTCACGTGGGTGGAGCGTGTGCAAGCCCTTGCAAAGATCAATCGTATGGGCATCGAGAAGCACGGAGACAAGTGGTCTATTCGACGGCTAGCCAAGATGATTGGCGGTACCAAGAGCAGTGTTCATCGCCACCTCGAGATGGCTCGTGCCGTCAGTAAGATCCCGCAGCTGGCAGACTGTGATACGGAGGAGGAAGCCAGACGCACTGTAGCTCGGATGCAGGAGGAGTTGGTAGTGCAGGAACTGCAACGCCGAATCAAAGGACAGGACGGTGAACTTCCTGGCGATGACTTCCTAGGAGAGGGGAAGGTGACCGACGCCGAGTACGAGGATATCGTAGATGACATCGGGAAGATGCAGCGTGAGATGTATGCCGGACAGGATGGAAGCGAAGAGGACGAGGCGGAAGAAGAGGAAGAAGAAACACCTGAAGCGCGCAAGAAAAGATTGGCCCGGCAAAAAGATTTGGTAACAAAGCTGCTCGCATACGCGGCGCAGATCTATACTGTGCAAGACTTCTTCGAGGCGCCGGAAGTTGAGGGTGGCTATCACTTCATTGAGTGTGACCCGCCCTATGGTATCAATCTACAGAAGAGCAAGCGCCGCTCGGAGGAAGCTGACGCTGAGACCAAGGGAAACCTCCACGCGTACAATGAAATTGATATCGGTGAGTATCCAGACTTTCTATTACGTGTAACGCAGCAACTGTACGAACACGCTGCAAAGGATTGCTGGCTTGTATTCTGGCACGGGCCCGAGTGGGCAGGGCACGTATATGGGGCACTCAATCAAGCTGGGTGGAAAGTAGACAAGATTCCCGCCATCTGGTACAAGGGTCCTATCGGTCAGACGCAGCAACCGCAGATCAACTTAGCCCGCAGCTATGAGCAGTTCTTTGTGGCTCGTAAGGGTGAGCCTGTGTTGGCTAAGCCAGGGCGGAGCAACGTCTTCTCGTTTGCACCTGTCTCACCTAAGCAGAAGTATCACCCTACTCAGCGCCCTATCCAGTTGATGGAGGAAATCCTCGATACGTTCTGTTTCCCAAGTATGAGGATGCTTGTTCCCTTCGCTGGCAGCGGTGTCACGTTGCGCGCTTCAATCCTGCGTAACATCAAGGCAGCTGGTTATGACCTCGAAGATACATATCGAGATCGCTATCTGCTGGCTGTCAACCGTGATTTTGAAGGAGAGGAGGATGCCTGATGGACGTCAAAGTATTCGCAGTATCGGTACAGTATGGCAAGGGCCATCATTACTTCGTGCGAACAGACATCGTACTGTATCATGATGCTCTGACTTTCGCGCGGGCTGAGATACGAAAGCTAGAGAAGCGGTATAAGCGCGGCGCTAAGCCAACGGTATACATCTGGCAATTGGATGCCACGTTTACTATGCCACCAGTGAACTGAGAGGAACAATCGGGATGCTAAACCCTAATCGTTGCTTGAACAAACGTGAGGGCCATGTTATAATAGCCCTCTTGATCCTCGCGATCTGGATAGTTGTCCTAGGATTTGTGGTGGATATCAAGCATGCTTGTGCGGACGCACTTCCGTCAAAGTGCCACGATTGGGACTGGCTATCTGAGCAGTCAGTCTCCACTCCCCTTGATTGCCAATGGCAGGGGAACTTATACAAGTGAGGTGAAGTATGCCATTCGTTACGTTCAACCAAATCGGCTCGGTCGAAGTCCCGCCGGACGGTGATCCAAACTCTAAGATCTGTATCGTAGGCGAGGCACCCGGCAGCTATGAGGAACGCCAACAGAAACCATTCGTCGGACCTTCAGGTACAGTTCTCGAGCAATGTCTCCATGATGCTGGACTCATTCGTCGAGATGTTTACATCACCAACTTTATCAAGACTCGAATAGTCAAGAGCAACGGTATCGAGGGATACTACAACAAGCGGACCCATCGGCTTACTGGAGCCGGCATGGAAGCGCGAGATAAACTCCTCGAGGAACTCGCAACCCTCAAGTGCAATATCATCGTCCCGCTTGGGGCTCCCGCTGCTGCTGCAGTTGCTGGATGCGATGGTATACTAAAGTGGCGTGGATCACTCCTAACTACTAAGATAGGCGATCGCGAAGTTAAGGTCATACCCACGATCCATCCCGCCATGACCTTGCATGGGTCAAAGCGCGTGAAGGAATCTATTGAGGGTAAGACCGGCACCAGCCCGTACATCTTCAAGTACTTCATATCTCACGATCTGCTTAAGGCCCGGCAGCACTCTGAGTCCCCCGATCTGCAGGTCACTCCTCGGCAGTGGATTGCTAACCCTGACTTTCGCACCACTATGCGAATGCTCGACGAGATAGAACAGCATCCTGTCGTGTCATTTGACATCGAGGTAGTGAACTTCGAGGTAGCCTGTATTGCTTACAGCTGGGACATTCACCTGGGCTTTACTGTACCTGTCCACGGTGCATGGTCCGAAGAAGAGGAACTGCGCATCTGGAAGCGGATAGGAGAGATCCATGCTAATCCCAATATCACATGGGTGACGCAGAACGGGATCTTTGATACGTGGTTCCTGATGTATCGTATGGGAATCGTGACGGCAGGTCCAGTGCATGATACCATGATAGCGCACCACGTCATGTACCCTGACATGCCGAAAGGTCTAGACTTTATCAACTCGATATAT